CCAATTCTTGCGCGGATAGTTTTCGTTCTTGCTTCCAAGGTACTTTTCAGTCATGCGTGTTTGATAGTCGTGTTTGACTACCATAACGTCCACATGACTTTCTTGCAGTTCCCATAGTTTAACTACATCGTCACGCACAATCATGTCGCCATCAATAAAGATAGCCCAGCCAGTATAACTCATCAAGTGTGGAACCAAGAAACGACTGTAGATAAATTGATTGCTACCGTCGGTATGTGTTTCATCATAATCTTTGAGTAGATTCAATGCCAACGGAATAATAGCAACAGGCTGACTGGCATGTCGAATAATGCTGTTAGCACACACATGATATGCCACTGCTTCTCTTGGGTCATATCCGATAAAAATTGGAATTGGTGTCATTGACGTTCAATGTCCTCTTCTACACAGTTAGGACCATATTGTATTTCTACAACACTCAACGGTTGATCAGTTTCATTGCATAACTGATGCCATTCATGTTGAGCAACATGTATATGCTGATGCTGTGTAAACTCTCCTAATAATTCTTGATCACTTTTTCTGTTAATTGTATAAACCGTAGCAGTTCCTTCGGCTACATGCCAATGTTCAGCACGATTTTGGTGGCGTTGCATACTAAGACGTTGCCATGGCATCACTATGAGTTCCTTGACTTTTGTTCCGGGTACTTCATGTAGCACACGATAATATCCCCATGGACGTTCGGTCTTGGGTGCTTTCCATTCTTGTAATATCCAACTACTACTATTTGATTTGTCTTCACCGCCAACACCGAACGCAAACTCCACTCCGTCGACTGCCATTTCTGGAATATTTGCCTTTGTGCGGTCACCACCGTTGGCAAATACAATACGGTCTTCAGGATAGTGGGCACGAACCTGCTGTAACAAGTGACAAGCGGTTCCATCTTCATCATCAAATGTGTATACTTCATCTACACTGCTTAAATTATTAAGTACACAAAGACGTTCTTGCCAGGGCATAAATGCGCGACCTTTTTTGCGAGCAAGCCACTCGTCGCTGTTGATGCCCACAATCAGCATGTCGCCCAGCAATCGAGCTTGTTTGATTAATTTGATATGGCCGGAATGGATTGGATCAAATCCACCACTGACTACTACTATAGTTTTCATGCGAATATTTAACCCAGTTAACAGCCAATTTTATTTTATTGCCATGCTCATTAGGCTGTGATCTAACCAAGGCACTACAAGATCTTGTTGGCGTAGATAATTGTGAGCAAATACACTACGCTTGGCTGATTCTGGTAAAAGGTTAAGTTCAGATAACGCATGCCAAGTGATGGTTTTTGGATCTTGCGGTTCGTGAGCACTTTTGTAGACCACAGCATGGAGCCAAGGATCCATTGGTGTTTGGCGAAAAAATCCACTGCCACAGTCCCACCCAGCTGTGGCCAGCATGTGTATTAGACTAACCATACTGTGGTGATAATAGCAACCTGCAGGCAAGTAATAATCCAATTGACTTCGATGTATACGTTGTGTTACAGGAACAGTCAAACACAACATTGCCCCTGGGCTAGCAATATGCCACCAACGACTGAGAGTTTGCACTGGATTCATTGCATACTGAAATGCGTCATGGCACCATAACACATCAAATCCGTTTTTAGGAGAGTGCAACGGTTCTTCAAAACTGTTGCGTTGATATGTGGTGTTTGGATGTTTATGAGCCGCTGGTAAATTTTCCATGATATCAACACCCACACACCGAATATTTAACGGCTGTGGAGTATCTTCTCTAGTGGTACGAGTAGCCCACCAGATCAAATCATCTCCTGCACCACAGCCAAGATCAACCATGTTACAAATACTGGCCATGAAATCATCATACTCGTATAGACGGTTCAACACCTCAAGACTGTGTTTGTGACTGTCTCCTGGGTGTGCAAATGTCATACCTGTATATCCTCCATGCCAGCGGCTCTTAATCTTACAACGTGCCCTAGCATAAAGTTTTTACTTTCCATAGCTTTCATAATACCTAACCATCGATTTCGCAAGAATGCTACTTCGTTGATAATGGTTTCAAAGTCAATGACTTCGTCTTCACCATCCACATATTTCTCAGCATCTCTGCTGGTTAACGCACGGGCATAACCTTCAAGATATTTTTGAAAATGTTTGCGACGAACTTTTCTTAACTGTATGTTGAGATGATTTAGAACAGCTTCAATTTCCTGCAATTGATTGAACCTGTGTTCAGTTACCCCAGGTAATGCTGTTATATTTTTTTCTATCATGCCGCCAATCTGCACGTCGCGCCTGGCATCTGCTAGCTCATTTTCATAATGTGCTATAAAATCTGGAATGTTGCTAAGATCCGCAACTACTCGACTATACCACATTAATAGTCGTCATCCTCGTAGTCATCTTCGTCCTCGTCATCCTCGTCCTCGTCATCAATTTCGTCGCTGTGATCTTCAAGGTAGCTAGTAAGAGCCCGTTTAACTTCGCTATCACTTTTAAATACTGATTTAATTTCGTCTGCGCCCACATCGTTATCAATCAGTACTGTTACCAATGTTTCTGCAGCTTCGTCACGGTCTACAACATTTACATAACGCTTGAGTTCATCCCAAATTTCTCGACTTAATTCTACACTCATTCTTATTCCTCCGTGACTGTTTCTTCAGTGGTTACTGTTTCTTTTTGGTTTTTAAAATCCAACATTACTTGATCTAAACACCCGCCTTCATTGCTTTCCCAAGCCTTGCGGAACTGTTTAATAATTTCTCCATCGCTGGTAACAAACATCAAACGATTGCCATCTTTTTTAAGAATACCTTTTTTCTCTGCCAAGTCAGTTAGGCCACTGTAGGGATTCATGCCTGTTTCGTAAGGAATTTTAACCTGCATGCCTTCGAACGGTTTGGCATAACGGGTTTTCATTACTTTACAGCCAGCACGGATACCCATGACTTCACTAATCTTGTTACCATCCTCGTCCTCTTTGAGTTTCATTTTCTTCATGGCAACAACAATACTAGATGCATAGATAAAGCCTTGACCACCTGAGATTTTATCATCTGGATCAAACATGTCTTGACTTGCGTATGTGTGGTTGGTACATACCATTCCAACATTGAAACCGCCAAACATGTTGACTGAATTACGGACAAGACTTGTAAGTGCCTTAGGCTTACGACCCATATCACCCTTCATATCTCCGGCTTCGAACTGGTTAACATCGGTTGGTGTCAATAACATGCCTAACGAGTCAATAACCCACAACACCTTCATACGTTCGCCATCTGGTAATGCTTTATAATCAATCATGAAGGTTGAAATGGCTTTGGCCACATCATCAATCATACTCATGTTTAATTTAAGTAATTTCTCTGCACTGGTATCTACGCCAAGTGCGTGAAGCCATGTTTCGTCTAGTGCATTTTCTGTGTCAACTAGGATAACAAAAATACCTTGCTCTTGTGCGTTTTTAACAATGTTGCCAGAACAAATGTAGGATTTACCTGCACCTGACTCGCCGGCAAACACAGTAATCTTGCCCAAGGGAATACCTCGATTAAAGTCTCCTGAGATCAGATAATTCAAGGCAAAGTTGCCCGTCGAGATCCAATCTGTTGGATCGTTAAATCCGATGCTTAGACCTTCAATGCTCTTGGTAATGTCCTTGCGGAACTTGCTTATATCAAATGGTTTTGCCATAATTACTTTCCTTCGTTAAGTTTGTATAATTCTGTAAAAATCTTACTGCTGTCTACCCCACGACGTTGATCCATTACGGCTAACTTTTCAAACGACGTTGTTAAATCTTGGGCAATTGGTTGTTCTATATAGCGTAGCATGTTGCGATAACTATCTTCAAGTAAATATCCAGGTTGCTCGTTAATTTTAGATTCCAATTTATTCTTTAATAAGTTTAACACATTTTCTGGCAAATGTCTAATGTTTAGGTAGTCCGGAGTTAGTAATGCCCCAATAATAAAACTATTGTTATGGAACCCTAGCTTTTTTAAATAATCTACATATCCAAATACCGTGTCATAATTCAACAGAAACCATAACATATTGAAACTTATTTTATGGTCAAGTTTTTTAATTGTGTTCAGGTTGTCTAAAAAATCCTGCCACCTGGCACCGAATCGTATGTATTCAAATTCATCTTCTATAGTTTCTGCACTTACTGTCCAATGAACATTTTTAAATTGGCATACAGCATCAAACACTCCGGTATCGACCTTGCTAAGATTTGTGTTTATCCTAAGATTAACATCAGGGTTTAATTCTCGAAGTAGTTTTAAATTTTCCTTCATCAACAAGGGTTCGCCGCCGGCTAGATATACATGTTTGAGATTCTTGGCGTGTTGATAAATGTAGTCTCTGAAATCCTGTTGCTGTTGTTCGGTTGGTTGTGATATTTTTTTACCCAATTCGTCTGCCCAACGACTACTAAACTCAGGGCCACAATATACACAAGCAAGATTACATAAATTAGTCCACCGCACATCAATGGTTTGTAAATCAAAATTATTGGGTCGGTAAGTATCGAGTGGTGTTTTTTTAAATTCTCGTATGTAAAAAATTCTATCACTGATAATATCAAACCCTTCCTTACCGTGTTCTAATTCATAACAAGTATGGCAACCGGCGGCTGGTTGGTTATCGGTTATATTTGTTTGTTTGGTCAGGTTGGCTGGACCTAATAGGATTTCTTCAATAGTGTCGTCTTTGATGTTGCCTAAACTACTAGCACTACGAATACAATTTTTTACTTTGCCATCTACGTTATACATTAGCCCAGTCCACGGCATTGGACAAAAGTGTTTATTGGTTAAAATATCTTTGGGTGTCATACTGGTCCTAAAGAAATATCTGGAATTCTGAGATTGTTATGTGCGGCCATATCTAGTAGACCTAACAAAGTTTTGGCCCAATTATCAACATCAGCAGCCGGAGGTACTGTTTTATCTGAACTAGTAGCAATATTGCCAGGGCGAACTACAGTAATCTTTACTTTAAGTCTACGATGACGTATTTGACGCACTGCTTCTTCTAGAGTGACCTTTTGCAAACGATAATGATCCATGTCTAGTCCAGTTAGCAACGATACGGGCTCTTGAGTCATCATGGTGCTAATTACAATGATCTGTTTGCCAGTGCCTTGCCATCGCTGTGCCATTTCAAACAACAACTCAGTCTGTGCATATCCGGCTTGTGCATTATTGATAAAAATATCACAAGGTTCAATTTGATCACAAATCTTAGGAATATTGCGAATGTTGTTACCGTCGCGCCGACTAAGGCCCACAATCTCATGACCGCCAGACTGATATTCTTTAGTAAGAGCTTGACCTATGCCCGCAGTGTGTCCAGTTATGGCTATTTTCATACTATACCTCTTATTTGTTTTTGTTTTTCTATATATGCATCTCTAGCATGACTATCGGTGTTATCAACACTCAACTCAAAAGGTGTTTTTAAATAAGCATAACTATGATCAATACTATGCTCCTTGGCAAATTTTTGAATGTTAGGCAAGTCATTAACATTCAAGACACTAACAGTCGTCCATAAATTTAATGCTACTGGCATTGTTTTATAGGTCATCAAATTACGGTAAAAATCTTGCCAAGGTATGGGCCATCGCACAAAGTCGTGAACTGTGCCAATGCCATCACAACTTACTGTCACTGTGACTTCAATACCGCAATTGGCTATATCTGTCAGCTCAGTCAATACTGTGCTACAATTTGTGTTAAGTCGTAACGTTTTAAGATTTGGTGGTAAATTAGATAAAATTTTCTTGTAGTTTTTACTATAACTAGGTTCTCCGCCATTGATATCTAAATGCACAATTCGTTCTTGTGGCAGGCACCAAAATTGATCAATATTATTGATTATAGGAAATCCAGGGCCATTCAAACTGCCTATTCTGCTACTGAGATTTTGATTGCAAGTTTGACAAGCGGCATTGCATAAATTATCTAATACGCCGCCCACTTGTAAATAATCTTTTTGTATAGTTTGATGGTCCAATTCTGTAGCATATATTCTTATACTATCGGGTTCGGTTTCTTGGCATCGCACACATTCTTTGGGCCATTTACCAAATTTAAATAATTCTTTTGTGTTGGCTAGCCAGGAACTGGACTCCATATCTGCCAATGACAAGTATTGCGGTGCATCGACCATGTGGCCGCATCGGCTTACGGTACCGTTAGGATTGAAGCGAACAAAATGATCTAGTCTAGGACAATACATAAGTTGGATTTAAAATCTGTTGTGCATATTCAACTACGTATTCGTACGCGGCAGCATCAGCAGTTTTTATATGTTTTAATAATTCTGTAAACGTCATCGACTGCCCAATGCAGTTAAATATTGCTAGGTCTATACGTTGATACATTTCGTTGTTTTTTATTAAAAAAATTTTTTCTATCAATGCCACATTGGCTGGAAGAACTCCTTCAGGTTTTGAATTTCTTCCAGTAACTTCTCCAACGGCTGACATTGGTAAAAAGTTTAATGTTGCATTGGGATTTAAATATCTTGCCAAGTTTAGTAACCAAATAAATTGTGAAGCATAATGTCTATTTAATGAGATGTAATTTAACGCAAACCATTCTACTGTGCCCGGATCAAGATCCGGATTATCTCTTAGTGTGTGTTGTATAAATGTATTGATCCCAGAGATTAATCTATCTTCAGGATTTCTTATGATCACATCAATTGTATTAATTCGTTGAATCTGTTGATTAATACGTATTGGCCAGTTGTTCTTTTTTTGTGGTGTGAAGAAACTAGTATGTCCATTTTTAAAAATTACGTAGACATACCGCTGTGAGGGTATGACTTCAATTACCTCACAGCGGTCTGGGAACAACGTGCGATCTAAATGCGACAGCATTAATTAGACTTTCTGACGTGCCCTGATCATTGCCAAGATATCTTGTGCTTTGTCTGTGGAAGGTTTAGCTTCTACAGGAGCCGTTGCCACTAGTGGCTCTTCGTCATCAAAGTCACTTGATACAGATGCTGGCGCACTTGCTGTTGCTGGTACTGGAGCACTTGCTACCGCAGAAGCACTGCTAGTACCTGCTGGAGCACTAACACCTGCTGGACGGAAGTACTGACCCCAACGTTCTGTGTCATACGTTTGACCATCAACACTGGCTTCAAACATTTCTTTGATTACCCGAACTTCTGCTTCGGAGGGTTTCTTAGGCAAGAATGTTGAAAGATCAAACAGGCCGTGTTCAGCAATGGCTGCTTGTTCAGCTTCAGTTAGTGCTGTTTCCTTACGTGACCATTTACTACCTGAATAGTCAGCAAAGCCGCCTTTGGCTCCTTTGGTGATACGGAAGTCCAGGCCACGCATCAAGTCTGTTGGCAATTCTTCCAATTCAGGATCCATCAATGCTGATTTGATAGTTGTGAAGATCTGAGGACCGATGATGAATCTACGGATTGGGTTAGCCGGAGCCTTGTCGTCAGCAATTGGATTCTCGCGAACAAAGCCTTGGAAAATGTAACTGCGTTTTTTCCAATACTTTCGACCCATTTCTTCTAGACTTTTATCTTTGAACCAAGTGCGAACTTCTGTCAGCACTGGACAAGTTTCTTGCCACATTTCCATACACGGAACTTGTACATAAACTTGTTTTGATTCCATTTCGCCTTTGATACCATTAAATGGTAAGCGGATCATAGCACGTTCTTGCCAAAAGAATGTGTTCTTGGTGTTACCGTCTGGGAGGAATCGTAGTGTTGCGGCTTGACCTTCATCCATATTCCAGTGTGGATAAATTGCATTATCGCCACCTGTGGAGTTGCCGCCTTGTTGTTTACCTTCTGATTGTGCGAGTCTCGCACGAATTTCTGCTAAAGATGCCATAATAAGTTGCCTTTCAAATTGTTTATGGTTGTTGCCTATCTATTGTATAGATGTTACGTTGCCTGTGATACTAAAGAAAAAAGCGTATGCACCTGTGTAGTATATACGCTTTATTTCTTAGCGTCAAGTACTATTTATGACGCGGTTGTTCAGAATGTTAAATTACTTCTTCATTCCGGAGAGTTCTTTGAGTCTATCCAAAAATGACAAGTCTTTGTCTACTGCTTTCATTTTACCACTGTGTCCGTATTGGCCTTGCAATGGTGATTCAGTCGTTACATCTGGTTTCATATTTGGGCCACCAAGTTTATTGGTATCGTATGGTCCTTGTGGACTTATTCCTGGACGAACTCCTAAGTTTTTCTTTAATCTTTCAAGGTCTGAAGTATTAACTATGTCTTGTTCGCTTTGTCCTTCACTATCGGTATATGTTCCGCCTGGTGTTTGATATTCTTCAATATCGACAATATCAGCCTTGCCCATTTCCTTAGCTGGTAATTGTTGTGGAGAAGAGTTATTTGTAGGCATTCCTATTTTATTTAAAATATCTTGATATTTTGAACTTGCATTTAGGCTAGCATCCACACCTGGATTAGCAAATTTTTCATCTGGTCCATGAATGGCCAAATTTGGATTAAGAATTACTGCTTCGTCGGTTTCGTCTGGGCTGATTGCATCACCAATTGAACTACCAATCGAAGCACCTCTTACCGCACCAGCAGGCCCTCCTACCAATCCACCAGCTACAGCACCTAAAGCGCCACCAACAATACCTTCTTCCATATCACCAGTCATGTAGTCAGGGGCTGGAGTTACTTCAGCCGGAACGCCGGCACTCTTAAGAATACTGCTTAATGGATCTCCAGCCTCTTCAGCATAGTCGCCGTGCATGACACTTTCGCGCTCAATGCTGTAGTCTTCATCTGGATCGCTAGGACTATTCATGCCAGCACCAGGATGCCCTAAATCTTTAGCGAAACGATCAGCTACCCATTCGTGCGGATCACCGGAACGAGCTTTTTTAACACCGTATGGCATATCGTCA